ATGGTTTATTATATATTACAACAATTAAATGAAATTACAGCTTGGATAAACTCATTACCCGACCAAGTGAAAAAAATATTAGAAGATTGCGTATTGAATTTTAAATCAGGAATAGCTTCTGTTGGTGCAGCGTTTGCCAATGGTTTGGCCGGAACAGAAGCTAGTCTTACAGCAGCTTATAATAATGAGAATGATGCACCACAACCAACAACTATAACAAAATATGTAACTGATCCACTAAATGCAAATATAGACAATCTTAGTGCATCAATTAATGCTGGAATAGAATCTGGTAAAGCGGCCGCAGGTAAATGGTTCTCAGGTGATTCAGTTACAAAAGGTAAACCATAATTGGAAATTTATAATGACAATTAAAAAACCAGACTATTTCAACGCATGGACAGAACCTGAATCTGCGGCAAATACAAGTATTAACCCGCTGACAAAGGTGGCGGATTATCAACCAATTTATCCTTTTAATAATGCAACACAGACTCCTAGTGGCCATGCATTTGAAATGGATGACACCCCAACAAGAGAGAGGGTTAGGCTGCAACACCGCACAGGTACATTTATTGAAATGCATCCTAATGGTGATGAGGTACATAAGGTCTATGGTGATGGATATGAAATCACAATCAAAGACAAGAACATATTGATTAATGGAAATATGAACATTACTGTTGTAGGTGACGCAACCATTTATACACAAGGTAATGTTACTGAACAAATTGATGGTAATTATGAATTACATGTCAAAGGTAATTATACCACAGTTGTTGAAGGTTTGACCAGTTTTGTTTCACAAGGTGATATGGATATTAAAGCAGGCGGTGCATTAGGTGGTGGTATAAATCTTGTTCCAGGTGAATATGTGAATGTACTTGGAGATATAAGGTCTGAAGGTTCAATAACAGGCAACTATATTTTTTCTTCAGGTCGAGTGGATTGTATATCTGGTATGTCTGCTTCATTTGGTGGTTTTGCAACACCTGGAGGTGGTATTTCTGTTGGAACAGGTGTGCCATTTCCTGGCCAGATTTCCAGTTTGGGTCCAATCAATTCTTTAGTTTCAATGTCTGCGCCGTTATCTTCTTCTGCAATATCAACTTCTTTCTTTGCGAAAGACATTATCAATGGAATTTTACGAAATTTACAGTCTCATATTGCACCGAATGGGCCAACAAGCCCACCAACAAGACCAGAAATAACAGCTTAAGGATATATTATGAGTATTTATGGAAGATTAGGGTTCAATTCAACAGACCCAACAACTAACGCAACGATTACAACCGACAGTAGTGCTGTTGCAAATAATTTAGCTTTTATGCCACAATTATTGAATGCATGGCAAACGCAGGATATATCAACATCAAATACTGGAGGTTATTTTGTTAATCCAGTAGCTACTGTGACCTCAACAATATCGTCTACAATGAGCACGATAAATGCGGCCACAATGGGTATCAATGTACAATCAACTATTTCTTCTACTGTTACTCAAGCTTTGCATGATTTAGGTAATACAGCATCCACAGCAGTAAGTTCGGCCGCAAATTATCTATATGTCACAAATAGAGAATCTAATGTCGTTGATATTGGTACAGATATAACTACAGTTCATTATAGAATAGCAATAGGATATGGAAAAATATTAACTTACATCACATATCAATCTGATGGAGTGCAGAACAATTCACCTATGATGGGTAACTTTACCAGTATAACTTTAGGTAATACATTAAGTACGCTAAGTAACACATTGACTACACAACAAATTGCACTTTCATCCAGTATCACAATGGGTTCACCTAATACATCTTCTTACACTTTGGCACAAACCCAAGCACTACAAAATACCGTAACCTCTATCAATACGCTCATGACATTTTATCCAGCACAAGATAATGCATTTTTTGCAAATTCAGCGGCTGTTATAGCGGATTATTCTGTAGTTTCTCCGTTAAGTGAGTTAGGTGCAACTGAAACTCTATTGGTAAACACTTATATCGGAACTGATAAGTTAAAAACTAGATTACTATCTCAGACACAAACTGCAAATGTCTCTTAATAAGAGTAATAAATAGAAGATGGCATCAACATTAAAAAAAATATATTCGGACATAGACCTCACATTCAAGCGTGTGCCGGGTACTAATGACGTTGCTCTCCGCTATGATGAAAATGCTGTAATTGCTTCAGTTAGAAATCTTCTATTGACTAATTTCTATGAAAGGCCTTTTCAACCTGATGTTGGTTCCAATCTAAACCATCTACTGTTTGAACCGGCAACAGGAATTACAGCGTCAATTTTGGATATGGAAATAAAAAATACTATTAAAAATTATGAACCGAGAGTCGCTATAGATGAATTGCAAGTTACACTTAATGAAGATGGCAATTCATTTTTAGTTTATTTAAGTTTTTATGTTGGAAATAACTCAGTACCAACAGCAGTTAACCTAATTCTTCAAAGGTCCAGATAATGGCATCAAATACAAACATACAGGTAGCTAACTTAGATTTCTCGGATATTAAGAGAAATTTCATTACCTATTTGCAATCTCAAGATACATTCAAAGATTACAACTTCACAGGTTCAGCTCTTTCCACACTATTGGATGTTCTTGCATACAACACACAATACAATGCTTTCTATCTAAACATGGTTGCAAATGAAATGTTTTTAGATTCGGCGTTGCAACGTTCTTCTGTTGTATCTCATGCAAAATTAATGAATTATGTTCCAAAATCGGCAATTGGGCCTATTGCAGAAATTAATCTAGTTTTTACTGGAGTAACAACTACAAACTTTACAATTCCAAAATATACAAATTTCCTTTCAGAACCTGTTAATGGAACAAATTATAATTATGTTACCACAACAGCTACAACAGTAAGCACGGTTGGTAATGTTGCAACATTTCCAGGTATTGAATTAAAACAAGGCAGTTTTTCATCATATAATTTTACCGTAAACTCTACAAATAATCCAAATTACATATATGAAATACCGGATTCAAATGTTGATTTGTCTACAATAGAAGTATTAGTTCAAGAGTCTAGCACAAATAATTATTATGAAATTTATAATAGTGAAACAAGTTATTTGGAATTAAATCCAATAAGCAAGGTATATTTTGTTCAAGAAGCTGTAAATGGAAATTATCAAATTTATTTTGGTGACGGTGTTTTAGGTAAACAATTGTCTGATGGAAATATCGTAAGAGTTAATTATCTAACAACATTAGGAACTGCTGGTGGTTTGGCCAATAACTTTGTGTTAATGGATAATATTGGTTCTTATTCGACTGTAACCATCAATCCAATTACACCAGCAACTCAAGGTACATCAAAAGAAACGGTAGCTTCTATTAAATTTCAAGCACCAAAAGCTTTTGCAGCACAAAGTCGCGCAGTAAGTAAAAATGATTATATTACAGCGGTTCAACAAAATTCTTTGGGCATTTCTTTCGATGCAGTTTCTGTTTGGGGCGGAGAAGAAAATGTCCCAGTAGTTTATGGCCAAGTGTTTATCTCATTAAAACCAAAAGGTGCATATGATTTAACATTAACACAGAAGCAATTAATATTATCTCAAGTTCTCAAACCAATCAGTATGATGACCGTTGAACCTACGATTATTGATCCAGATTATACTTACATTCAACTTTCCGCAAATGTATTATATAATACAGCTCAAACCACTTTGTCTCCTGGAACGATGCAGGTTGGAATACAAAATGCTATTTACAATTATTCGGCAAACAATCTAAACACTTTTAATTCAACTTTTAGTTCATATGATGTTTTAACCACAATAAACTCATATAATAAATCGATAGTATCTTCAGATTTTATTATAAATGTTCAGAAGAAGTTTTATCCCACATTAGGCACAGCAACATCTTACAATTTATATTTCAATAGTCCACTAAAACGCGGTCTATATGGAACATCTTTAGTTAGTTATCCTAGTGTGACGATTACAAATCCAAGTAATACCGCAACAACATTGAGTGGTGTTTATTTTGAAGAAGTTCCAACATCAACTGTTGGTGTTGATTCTATTTCAGTATTAAATGGAGGTTATAATTATACAGACACTCCATCTGTGGTAATTACAGGTGACGGCACAGGTGCGACTGCTACTGCAAAAATTGTTAACAATAAACTCTATTCAGTCACCGTAACGAATGCTGGTGTAGGTTATACATCTGCACTAGCCACTATTGTACCCGCTGTTGGAGACACAACAGGCACAGGTGCATCAGTGCTGGTTCAGTTACAAGGACAATACGGAACAATCAGAAGTTATATAAATGATACAATTAAAGGTAAAGTTATTATTTCTGCTAATGTTGGTACAATCGATTATACAAATGGTATTGTTGTACTAAGCAATTTTAACCCAATATCAGTTAATAATGATTTGGGTCAATTGACTATCTCATGTCAACCAACAACAACAATCATATCATCTTCATTAAATAGAATAATTACAATTGATCCATATGATCCTGCAGCAGTAAGTGTTTCTGTTACAGCTAAGAAAAGTTAATTAAATGTTACAAAGTACCAATAAAACATCGTTACTGGTTCCTTTTCAACTTCCTAAATTTATTAGTGAGGACCCAAACTATGCCAATTTTGTTCTATTCATACAGGCATACTACGAATGGTTAGAAGAACAAAATAACACTTTAGACTTTTCTAAGAATCTTTTAAATTACATGGATGTGGATACAACCACAGACCAGTTTTTACAGTATTATATAAATGATTTTATGTCTTATTTTCCGCAAGACATATTAGCGGATAAAAGAAAAGCAATCAAGATAGCAAAACAACTATATCAGAGTAAAGGTACACCGGCTTCGTATAAGTTTTTGTTTAGAATACTTTACAATTCTGATGTGGAATTTTTCTACACCAAAGACGCTTTGTTAAAAGCTTCTTCTGGTAAATGGTATGTTCCTAGAAGTTTAAAATTGGCAACAAGTGATAAAAACTTTTTGGCAATTCAAAATCTTAGAGTATTTGGTAACATTTCAAAATCTATTGCAACAGTTGAAACTGCAATATTTGATGGTATTAAAACAGAAGTATTCATTTCAAATGTAGAAAGATTGTTTCAGTCAGGAGAAACTGTTACTGTTGTTGACACAAATAATCAAACATTATATTTTCTAAATGGTGAAATAGTACCCGAAGGAACAGTAGGTTCAGAGTCTTTAACAGCATTGATTGTTGGTCAAATTAGTCAAATTAAAGTTGATCCAAACAATAGAGGATTATCTTATCAAACTGGTGATCCTGTTGTTTTTTATGGTGGTTTAAATTCAAACGTAGCTGGACCAGTTGGTGCAACAGCTTATGTTGGAGAAGTTACATCAGGTTCTGTTCAACGTATTGTTGTTGCAAATGAGGGTTATGGTTATACTACATCTACAGCAAATTTACAAATAGGTGGTGCAAACACTTATATACAATTTACAAATTTGGCAGGTACAAGTCCTCAAGCACCAATTGCGACAATTGGTTCTTTGGATCCAACAGGAATTGCAAATGTAACTTTTATTCCAACAGATAGTATACAACTAAAAAGATACCACTATCTTGGAAATATCGCAGGTAGTTCTGGTGCAAACACATATAATCCATCAACAGGACTTTGGACACAACAATCTTATCAATTTGCAAATAATATAAGTGCAAATGCAAATACAACTTTAGCTAATGCTTTTTCATTTACAGGTTTTACAACGTATCCAATTGCATCTGTTATTGTGCAAAATCAAGGTGGCGGTTTAAGTTCACCACCAACTGTACAAGCTATATCTGAGTACACGACAGATGTTTATTCACAAACAAATTTGGCTAATTTAGGTATTCTTGCACCAATTCAAATTGTTAAAGCAGGTTCAGGTTATGCAAACAATGACCAGATTGCAATTATTGGTGGTTCAGGTTACGGAGCGTTTGCAAATGTAACTGTAAATAGTTCAGGTTCAATCGTTTCTGCAACTTATGTAAGTAACTCAACAAACAGAATTTCTTTAGGTGGTATGGGTTATATGAACTCACTACCTATTGCTGTAGTTAAACGCACAGCTAATGGAAATGTAACAGTAAGTACAACTAGTTCAGTAGTTACAGGTAACGAAACAAACTTCACTACCCAGTTTAGTAATGGTGCTTTGCTCGTAACAAATACAAATATTATAATTGGAACGGTTCAATCTGTTGTAAATGCAAACTCAATGATACTTACTGCAAATTCGAAAATCAATGGAAATGCAAATTCATATTATCTTGGAACTGCACAATTATCTGTACCAGGAATATTAGGCACAGGTGCAACATTCTCACAAACACTAAATCGCGTTGGTTCAATTACATCATTCAACATTTTAGAAAATGGCCAAGATTATGTTAGCGCACCTAAAGTATCTTTAAAAGTCCAAGATTTAGTTGTTTCAAATGTTTCTACATTAAGTATTCCTGTAGCAGGAGACATAATCTATCAAGGTGCAAATGTTAATACTGCCACATATATTGCTTCGGTAGATTCAATAAATGCTTTGCAAAATTATGTTCCCGCGAACAACAGTATATACCAATTAAGAGTATACAACTATAATTCAGTACCTAAAAAATCTCTACCATTGAAGATTGATGCCAGAGGTGCTGCACTTTCTTTAGTTGGCGGTTATACAACTGTACATAATACATCATTTGATAATAGTGTAAACAATACAAGATTTGATTCCGCAAATGGTGTAATTACATATGGTGATGGTTATGCAAAGGCAAATGCAACTTTCTTGAATGGTCTAGTTATTGGAAATGGTCAATATTTAGATACTACCGGTCAACCAAGTGCTTTCGATGTATTGCAAAGTGTAGATTACAATAACTACACATATCAAATAACTCTTTCAAAAGAGATTGAAAAATATCGTAGTGTTTTATTGAATCTATTACATCCATCTGGAACAAGAGTTATTGGCCGAATCGCAATGCGTTCAAGTAATAACATGAACTTTATTGTTAATGATGCTTTAGATAGGGGTTATCGATTAAGTTACTATGTTGGAAATGCTGCAACAGTTTCAATTTCGGCAGGTAATGCAACAACTCCAAGTAATAACATTGTTACCTTTAATAATCTATATGGTGCAAATATTGCCAATTTTCTTACTGCCAACACTACAGAAATTGTATTTACTTACGGAACAGGAATCAATGATTCAGTTCATGGTTTAGTTTCTAAAATAAATTATGCAGCCAATACTATAACATTAGAAGATAATGTTTGGACATATTTTGCCAATGTAGCTGTAGGTACTGCATCAAACGGTAATAACCAGATAATAAATATAACATCATTGACCTACAGTTATAACATAGTCAATAATGGTTCTTATAGTAATACTGCATACCCTATATTAGATATTATTCGTGTTGGTGATACGATTACAGTTAATGGAGTAGCTCAGACAGTAACATCATTTACTTCACCTTATACTTCTGTTAATTTGAGTGGTCCTTTGACAAGTGGTGCAAACGGATACATTTCTGTTAGTAGAACTATTACTTCTCTTTATGATAATGTACAAATCATTGGACCAGTAGGAACACAGTATTTTGCACAACTAGGAACAGAAAACGGCAATATATTAACTTCAGAAACAGGCGCATGGCTTCTAATAGGATAAAAAATGTCAACAATTAAAATCTCAGAATTACCTAAATTTACAGTAATCAATGCAAACACATCAAATACTTTGTTTGTTGGTATTGATATACCATCTGCACAAACATTCCAGTTTTCTGCTGGAACATTAGCGGCCGGTCTTTATGCAAATACCGCATTGGTTGTAGGTAACAATACGACACTTTTACCCAACACGATTGCACAGTTTTCATTGGCTGGTGAATCATATGTACAAACCAACTTTGTTAATTTGAGTGGTGGTGGTACAGCGGACCATGTTATTACTGCAAATAACGGTACAGATTCTACATATTTCTTAGATTTGGGATTGGCAAATCCGGGTTATCAACCAGGTTCAGAATTCAATAACATTGGAACTGCTGTTGCTCCTTTAGATGGTTATCTGTATGTTCAAGGTGGATCAACCGCAGGTTTTCTTGGTGGTAATTTGATTATTGGTACTACAACAGCAAATACAGAAACTAGATTTATGGTTTCTGGTGGAACATCATCTAATGTTATTGCTAAGATGACTTCTACCGGTTTCAAGATGGTCAATGGAAATCAAATTTTCTTCTCAGACGGAACTTCACAGAATACCGCGGCCGCTTCAAATGCATACTCGCAAGCAGCTTTCAGTAAAGCAAACAACGCACTGGCAAATACAACAGGTACTTTTGCAGGCTCTTTAACCTTTACGGGTGGAATTACTGCCAATTCAAGTAATATTGGTAATCTAACACTTGCAAACAATGCAATATATTCCACTGCAACCAGTGTTGATATGGTTATTGGTCAATCAATAGCAACTGCAAATTTGGTTATCAATCGTACAACAAACATTACCAAAGATATTAATATAACTGGTAATTTAGTAACTAACGGAACACTAATTGATTTCAACAACACAACTTTTGATCCAAATACGGCTTTTGTACAAATAACAGGAGCAAATACAGCCTATCCTGCATCAAATACAAATTATATGTTGCAAATTACAGGTAAAGCGAATTCAACAACACGCTTAGTATTAGATAGTTTTGGTGCAGCTACTTATCCGGTAGTTGTTGGTCGAATGGCTCGAGGTTCTTCTGCATCACCAGCGGCAACTTCAAACAATGACGTTATGATGAGAATTGTTGGCAATGGTTTCACAGGAACACAATTTCCTGGATCCAGTCCAACAAAAATTGACTTTGTTGCATCTGAAAATTTCACTGATTCTGCAAGAGGAACTCGTATTGAATTTTATAATACACCGGTTGGTTCAAATACAATTCAAAGAATCGCGGCATTTAATGCAGATTCTGTAACTTTTACAGGCCGTGTTGAACCGCAAAAAGGTTTCATTTACACTCCAACAATATATCCTGGTGCTCAAACCGCAATAACAATTGATTTTGCAAATAATTCTCTTGTTAGGGCTCAAACAGCCACAGGTTTAGTTGTTACTCTATCTAACTTATTAGCAGGTAAAGAAGTTGTTGCATGGATAACAAACACAGCTGGAACAAACCAAACATTCACAACCGGTGTACCAGCATTAAATTCAACATTAAATGCAACAACATATAATATTCCAGGAACATCAACCATTTTAGCTAGATATATGTCAATAGATGGTACCGTGCAAAATACTTTCTGTTCTGTCACACACGCTTAATAAATAAATCATGGCATCAAATCTAAACATTCTCACAAATCAAGCAAAAGTAATCAGAGTTGAGACGGATTATTACAATCCAACAGTCAAACTCAATGGTGCTTCGATTAATTCCATATATGCTTTTATTGGCCAAGAAGATCCATGGCCAACAGTAAGTTCAAATGAAACTCCAACACAACCAACGGAAGACCAGACATATCTGAAAAAAATCTTCAAAAATATGTTTGGAGCAAAATTAATTAACTCTAGTAACATTTCACCTGTTATCCAAAGAATTAATTGGGCAAATAATACCAACTTCTTTGCATATTCTGATTCAGTAAATATGAATGCAAAAGATGCCAATGGATTTCCACTTTATAATTTTTATGTAAAGAACCGTTACGACCAAGTTTTCAAATGCCTTGCAAACAATAACGGAGGATTATCAACTTCGGAACCATATTTCCAACCAGGTTCTTATGGCACAAATAACATTTATCAAGGTGATGACTTTTATAAATGGAAATATATGTACACCATCGATGCAGGTCTCAAGAAAAACTTCTTGGATACTGATTGGATGCCTGTCCCAATTGGTGCAAACACACCTCAACCATACTTGACTACTGCTGGATGTGGAGACATTGAGGTAATCAATGTGACTAATGGAGGATCAGGTTATGATGCAGTTAACACATTTATCGTTGTTACTGTTACAGGAGATGGCACAGGAACCATTGCGAATGTAACCAGTTCACAAATAGTGGCTGGTGTAATTAAAGATGTTGTAGTTAAAGCCGGTTTTGCAGGAAATAACTATACCTATGCAAATGTTTCAATCAAAGCATATACTTCAGCAAATTTAACTTATATTTCACCTTTGGGTTCTGGTGCAACCGCTGTGGCTCCAATTTCTCCAGTTGGTGGTCATGCATATGATCCAATCTCAGAACTAGGTTGCAATCATGTTATGTATTCAGTTGAATTCAATGGTTCTGAAGGTGGTGTTTTGCCAACAACAGGTGTAAACTATCGTCAAGTTGGACTTCTTGTTAATCCACAAGTATATGGAATCTCTGGTCCTCTACTTGCTAATGGAGCAATTTATAACACTTCGACACAATTTTTAGTTTCTGCCGGTGCAGGAAATGTATATACTTCTGATGAGGTTGTACAACAATTCGACAATAATGGAAATGTTACATATTACGGAACTGTTTTAAATTTTAACACTTCAAGCAATTTATTACAGTTGATAAATACAAATGGAACATACACAGTTGGTCAATCAATTATTGGTTCTTCTTCTGGTGCATCAAGGGTAGTTTTCTCTGTAACTCCACCGTCACTTATTCCATTTTCAGGATATATAACATATGTTGAGAATCGTGTTGGTGTTCAAAGAAGTAGTGATGGCATCGAGCAATTTAAATTTGTACTAGGATACTAAAGGAAAAAAATGTCTTTAAATTTCAATGTTGGTCCATATTTTGACGATTTTGACCCATCAAAAAACTTCCATCGTATACTATTTAA